AAATGCAGATGGCATATCCGTCTGAGGTAGCTTCCCACTTTCAGCTTTTGGTTGCCCTATAGTGGGTTCTGTTACTGAAACACTTGGTTGCTCAGGAGCTAACGCAGGAATGTCTTCTCTCTTAACTTGAGTTTTTTCTGCAAACGCATCCGTAGTTGGAGGAGTATACTCTGGAAGTGTAACTCTAGTTGGTGGTGTTGTCTGTCCAGTAAATTCTTGTCCTATCTCTGGTACAGAAAGTCCTGATATCTTGTTGTCTCTATCCATCCAATCTTGAGCAGACATAGTTGGTACAGACATTGCAAAAGTGTCATCTCTTTCAGATGGCTCACCTAATACAGGTGCGTATATTTCATCAAGGTTAAGTGTTTCTTCACCAAAAGATTCTGGTTTAGAAGTGGAAATCTCTGGTTTTGGTGAAACTGTTTCAGTAGAAACTATATCTTGCATCTGACTATCTGCAAGATCTGCATCTGAAGGTCTAGCTAAAGGCATCTTTACCGTTTCTGGTGCTCCTGCTCCTCGTTTCTTCCCTGTAAATGTGTGTCTTCCTATATCTAATTCACCCCATTCTTCTTTTTCTTTATTGTACCAAAACTCAGGGTCGTTCATTTTTTTGCTTGAAACTACCTTTTTGTTTAAATAATAGATTGAGTTGTTTGTATTATCAACATATTTAGGATCACCATACATAATACCATCTACAATTTTAGCTACCTCTTTATATGCCTTGCTTGTTGGTTTAAATCTATTTGGGTCGTTTCCACCCTTTTTAATGCTGTTCCACGTAGAAAATTGACCATACCCTTTTTCACCTGTAGAGGTGACAACAGCTTTTATTGTTTTACCATACCACTCTCCCATAGACTTTTCTTCATCACTCCAAGTTCTAAAAAATCTACCGTCTTCCATTCTATTTTTAATAACATTTGCTACAGCAAGTCTATCTTCTAGGTTTGAGTCTGCTTCACCTAAAATTGTTTTAACCCATAAATCTTTATCTTCTTTTGTTATACTAAATTTTGGTTTATTTATTGGAGTAAAGAAAGGACTCTCTGCAGCATCAGCTTTCATACTAAAAAAGCCATCTTTATCTTGCTTAACTAAACGTGTATAGTTTTCAGGTGTAATTGTTTCATACTTTATAACCTCTGATTTAGGTTTGCTTTCATCAAGTATTCTTGCATTTTTCTCTGCTAAAGTTTCTTGTACCTCTTCCATTCCTGAAGAAGGTAAGGTTTGCACATCAACAGGAGCATCTGTTTCCCCTGCCTTATAAAAAGGTCCTTTTTGTTTTGTAGAAGCCATTCCTTCTGGTAGTTCAGGTAGTAACCCCTCTTTGAAGTTTGCTTGATCGTATAAAGGAACACCTGTAGTTTCTCCTTTTTTACCTGTAAAATAGTTACTTATAGATTCTACCAAACCTGTATTCTTTGCTACAGTTAATACCTGTTGTAATGCTAAAGTCTCCTGAGAAGTTAATGACTCTCCTGTTGCAGGGTTCTTGCCTGATCGTAGAGCTTTATCTGCATAGGAACGAGCTGCTCCTTCACTCATTCTCTGTAGAAAACCTACCACAGGTATTTTAGAAGTTACATCTGCAAGTGTGCTGTCTGCTTGATTAATATAGTTTTGCCAATCTTCAGGAGTAAACTCAGCATAAGTTTTTGGAGTTTCTTTCATGTCGTCAAAAGCACTTGGAAGACCAAAAGCAGAGTCTGTAGCACCAGTAGTTCTAGCTCTTTCTGCTTCATCTTCTTGTCTATCTCTATCGTCTGATACACCTCCTGCACCACCTGATCCTGCTACATCAGATGCTGTAAACTCTGGTGGTATATACTGCATTGGTTTACCATTAAAAAATGGCACAGAAATTGTTTTACCTGTAGTGGGATTAGTAAAGTTACGAAGTTGAAAACCTAATTGTGCAGAACCTGCACCAACTGTTCCGTACCTTTGATTAGCTACAAAAGGTCCTCCAAATGTGTCTTCGTAAGTACCAGTGTCACCACCCTCTTGAAAACCCATGATACCGCCTCTGTATGCTTCTGTTGTTTCTAATTCTTCTAAACTAAAAGGTAATTCTTCCTGATCTTCATTTACTGGTGCTCCACCAATACGTCCATCCTGTTCCATTCGCATCATACCAAGTTTGGCTTCATCTCTAAGATCTTCAAACTTTTGTATGCCGTGATATCGAACAACGTCTGCAGGAACAACGTATTCACCTTCGCTTAACATTGCAGGAACATCATCTCTGACTTCTTCTGCCATACTGCCTGACGGAATGTCATTACCGCTTACTGGGTCTTTACTCATACCATCATCTGCAAGTACAGCATCATCTTGCATAAAAGCCATTTCCATTTGTTCCTGCGTTGGTTCAGCCATTTTTCATTACTTCCTTTAGTTGCATCAGTCTACGAACTGAAGAAATAGCTCCTTGCAATCTGTATATGTCAGATGGCTTCTCTGTCTGTTCCATAGTTCTCTGATAATTTACAATAGACCTTTGTAACTCATCTACAAAAGCATCCCATAGTTCTTTATTATTCGTTAACTCTTTAATCTTAGACATTACCTGAAAATCCTTCTTCATCTGGTAGTGGTGCTGTACCAACACCTACTTGTGATCCCCCACCGCCTGATGTGTCTTGAACATTTGCCCCTGCAGGTGCAGGTGGTACTTGTCCTCCTTCAGGTGGTTGTGGAGCTTGTGGTTGCTGTGGAGCAGGTTGTTGAAACTTCTTAAATATTTCAGCCTGTATCACAGCATCTTGCAGACTATTTGTAACCTTGTTTGGATCAAGATCCATAGCCTTTGCAATCTCTCGTATAATATAATCCATCTTAGCAAACGGTGCAAGTGCAGGGTTAGAAGCAACCTGTAAAAACTGCATAAGTCGTTGACTTCTTACTTCGTTTGCCATTAGACTTTCTGTGCCTTGTGCTCTTACTTCAAGGTCGCCCTTAATGTCTGATTCATAATCAAACTGCATGTTAAAACTAAAGAATGCTTTACCCATTGGAGCTAACAGGTAGTCGTCTACGTTTTTTACAACATTACGAATAGAACCGTTGGCTGCAGACATAAGCATGGATATACCAGAAGCAGTACGTCCTACTCCTTGTATGCCTGTCTGACCGTGGGCAAAGCTTGGAAAGCCTGTACTTTCGTCTGCTAACACTCTGGATTTATCAAATAGTTGCATATTTTCTGCTGCTACGTTTGGAAACTTTGTGCCAAAAATAGCTTGTCCGGGAGCACCGCCTTGCCTCCTAAAGATTTTTCCGGGATAAACACTCAAGTCCTGTCCGGGAACAAGGTTAGTTTCGTCTACTTCCATTATCAAGTTGCCACTTAATGCAGCGTTGTCAATAGCCATTCGCATAAAGCCATTCATCAGTGTCTGCGTATCATCCATATTTTCTGCTATGCCAACACCAAAAAAACTGTATGGGTTGTGCTCATAAGGAACAGCGTAGTAAGGTATACGTACTGGCTTAAATGGATTTAACACCATTCTTAATACGTGACCTTGGCATACCCATATATTACAGTTTAGCTGTTCTACATCTGCAAGTTCACTAGGAATGTCAACACCATTCTCTTCTAGCTTCTGTGCATCTACGTATCCCCAAAACTCTAATACTTCATAACGCTCTGAATAGTTTTCTATAGCGTAATCCTTCATGTCGTCTTCCCAATACTTCTTATCGTATTGAGCACCCATGTCAAGACACATTTCTATAGACCCTTCCCTAAAGTATGGTCTGTTCTTGAGATTACGCATTTGTGTTTTGGACAGTTTATGTCTCTGCACACAGTATTCTGCTTCATCCATATTGTAAGCATCAGGGTCAGGGTAAAAGTTCCAGATAGAAACGTGATCTGTGGATGGTACAGTTTTTACTGTTGGGTCGTACTCTCCTTCTTCGTTCCAGTTCGGATACTCTTTATCTAACGCAAAAGGTCCTTTCATAATACCTGTACCAAATAGTGCCATTTCAAAAGCTGTGTTGCGTAACTGTTTGTTTGCACCAGACTCTTCTAACTGATCGTGTATCTTCTTTTCCATCTTCTTTGCTGCAACCATAGCAGGGTGAAAGGTAACAGTTGTCTGTGTCTGTCCGTCCCCCTCTATAAGTTTTTCAGAAACATTACCTAGTTTTTCTTCTAAAGGTCCTAGCCTGTTCTGCAAGTCTGCTATTGTTTCACCGGGCTTCAACTTTCCATTAGGACCAAACAAATAAGGCTCTGAGGGTTTATCCTCAAAAGCCTGTTTTAGATCATCCAATCCTTGTTCTGCATTTGGGTCTATATTAATATGTACCGACTCTGCTACTCCGTCTGGTAACTTCGTTGGATTTACCGTAAGGGGGAATGTAGTGTTACCAAATAAAACATCTATGATTTGACCATACGCTGCAAGTGTTTTAGTCTTTGTTACCTTTACAAATACTCTTGACTTCTCTGTCTCTGTAAACTGTACGTCAGGTCCATAAAGTCCTCTATAATTTCTATATGCTTTTAGCCACCTTTGCTCATCCTGTTGTCTCACATCCTCTGCTCTCTTAAATCTGTTTTGTACAAATGATACTACATCACTTTCTGATCTAAGAGCAGGATCATTGTCCTGCATTGCTGAGACACCATCTGTGTCAAATGCTACTTCATTGTCTTCTGCCATGTCTAATATCCAAAGTTGGGATCAGCAGCTTGAAAGCCTGTTCGCTGATTCAAAGGGTTATAGTCCCATATGGAACTTCTAGGTCGTGTCATAATTCCGTAACGTAGTGCGTCATACATGTGATCCATTGCGTTTGTGTCTACGTCTTCGGAGTTTTTCTTGTCCAAGGGTAGACTAGGAA